AGAGGAAATTAAACTTAGGGCAGTTCTTCACACCTCTTGAGGTAGTTAATGCACTTACAAGGGCAACAGGGCTTGATAAGGCATCCGGGTTTAAAATCATTGATAATTGCTGTGGAGCAGGATCAATGTTTCATTATGTTGCCGAGAAGAATAAGATTTTCGGAGTTGAAAAGGATAAATATGCTTATGCGATAGCGAAAGAATTGTATCCAGAAGCTGAAATAATCAACGATGATCTTTTAAATCAATATCAGATGAAAGGCATGGTAGATGCAGCCCTTATCAATCCTCCGTTTTCCTTACAATTGGAACAGAAAAATATCAGGCTGGATAACTGTTCATGGGGGAAGCTTGGGCCGAGATCTTCAGTAGAATCACACATTGCAGCCCTTGAGATTGCAATAACTAAATCTGAATTAGTGGTCGGTGCAATAGTTCCAACTTCCTTTTTCACAAATGAAAAGACTTATGCTTTTGAAAAGTGGGTTTCAACAAGCTCAATGAGGAAGGTATTAAGAATTGACCTCCCGGCAGAAGCCTTTAATGAATATGGTACTTCCTGGGAGTGTTCTATAATCGTTTACCTCTCCAAATATTACGGGTACAAAAACGAATTTTATCACTATACACCTGAGAAAATGGAAGATCTAACAGGGGCCGTAGTACAGTGGATGGATACACCGGTCTACACACATCTAAAGGGACGTGTAGAGGCATATTCCGAAAATTATAGTTCTCCTTATTACAGGCCATTTGGAGAGGAATTTAAGTTTATTGAACACGAAGAGGAAGAAGTACAGACATTTAAAAAACCCACGCTTCCACTTGAATTTAAGAATACTGTTAGGGTCTGCATTAACGCGAATGGCTCTGGAATTAAATATAAACCCAGTGACCTGTTGACAGGGCTAATGTTAGAGTCTTGCGTTCAGGACTCCGGCACTATTTACGGAGAGCACAATATTCTCAATATGTTAAATTGGGATTGGGATTCTAGACTTGCGTCTATATTGACTGATTCATGCAGTCTTAAACCGGAAAAGTGTATCGAAACCTTACAAAAAATGGGTATCCGGGTTGAAGTGGATCAAGCAGTTGAAAACTGGCTGGCTAAAAAACAAAGAGAGTATGAACTTAATACAACTCCTTTTGAAAATATACAACTTAATGAAAACACTAACGAATGGATCACTCTTAATGAAGAGGACGGTTTAAGGTCTAAATATCCACATTTATACGAGCAACAGACTAAGAAGTTTGAAGCACTCGGTATAAACTGGCTATGGGACTATCAAAAAGACGATGTAATAAGGATGTCAATGAAAAAGTCTAATCTCTATGCAGCAGGGATGGGACTTGGAAAGACAAGAGTAATTATAGCACTCGGTTTACTTTATGGGTGCAAACATAATTTAATTATAGTCGAGCCAAAACTTACCGATGAATTCTTAAAAGAGTTTAAAAAGCTCGGAATAAATGAAGTTCAGGTAATTAATAATGAAAACGATGTAAAGTCCCTTAAAAAGTTCAATATAATTAGTTATAGAAAGATTTGGTCCACTCTTAATAAAAACACTACAAAAACATACGCAAAGGTTCTTAAAAAAGTATGCAATTTCGTTGCCCTCGATGAAGCTCACAAGATAAAGGGGAAGGACACAAAACAGGGGAAGATTTCAAGAGTTATCTGTCAGAAAGCAAAGCATGTACTGTTATGCACTGGAACTCCAATAGGGAACTATCCAAGAAACATATACCCTTTACTCGTTGCGGGATGGGGAGACGGAACACAACTTAACGAATATGGTTATATTAACCCGATGAAAACAGGTTATCAGATTACACCAGGAACGAGAGCCTTCGCAGATACATTCATAAAAATAGAATGGGTCACTGAACAGTTCGCTCAAACACTCGATACAGGGGCAAAGGCAAGAGAGATCCCGGTAATCAAAGACCTCGCAGAATGGAGAAAGATTATCTCACCTAAAATGATCCGCAGGAGAAAGACCGAGCCGGATGTTAAAAAGTACATGCCTGATCTAAATCCAGTATTCAAAGATCACTTTATAATGCCTGACACGGACCACCTAACTTATTATAAATACTGGCTTGAGAACTTCGCAAACTGGTTTAAAACACAGCTTGAAAAACAGAAGATAGATTCAAGCCACAATATAAGTACAGCAATAATCCTTGCACACCTCCAAAAACTGGACTTCGCTTCGACAATCCCTCAGAGTCACCAGATCAATAAAGACCATAGCGGGCCCGCTTGGAGCTATCAACTCACAAAGAAGCAAGAGAAGGTGAAAGAACTTATTGTAGAGGCTGCAAACAACGGTGAAAAAATAATAGTATTCTCAGGAAGACCGGACTTTCTGGAGTTTATGCAGAGGCATCTTGAAAAGGAAGGGATACACGGATACACCTTTACAGGTAGACAAAACACTACTGCAAGAACTCTCATCCTTGATGATTTCAAAACTAATCCGGGTATTTCAGTTCTGTTTGCGACAACGACATGCGGGGATACGGGCCTGAATATCCCCGAAGCTTCAACGGTTATCTTTGCAGATGTTAACTGGACTCCTTCAAAAACAAGACAAGCATACTCAAGGATTCTCAGACCAGACCAAGAAAAAGAGCCTCACATCCATTTCATTTACAACCGAGGTATGATTGATGAATACATGTTACAGCTCTGCAATATGAAATCAGAAGGCATAGATCAAGCCATAGACGGGCATGAGGCAGAAGAGTTCGATCCTACAACATGGATGAGTTATAAAGACTTCTCATACAAGATGTTAAAAGAGTTAGGGATGATTTAATATGATAGAAATTGATGCTGAAAACAAAAAAATATTTTTTTATTTTTCAAAAGAAGACATCAAAAAGAATAACAAGCGGGACGATGAAATGCATGAATTCGATTTACTATCCTGCCACAAATGCCCCGAATGCGGAAAGATAATTGATGCTTATTATGTAGGCACTCTTCCAATAGGGGATTCCTCTTATGAGTTTTATTGTCATCCGTACCTTCCTTCAAATGCGAGTTATAACAGGTACGATCCTCATTACAAGTATGGGCATGAGTACGGAGGCGGTTATCTCATCCTTTTTAATCATAATGATACTTGTAAATTACGAATTGCACCAACAGGAGGCGTAATAAACGGAATAAAATCTTTTATTGATAAAGATATTGAAGTTTCAGACATCCAACTTAAAAAGATAGCCGGGGATATATTTGAAAATAAACTTCCCGGTGTTTTCTTAATTGAAGATGTATGCAAACAGAGAGAACCAATGTTAGCAGTAGAGCATGAAGTTAAATTTTCTTTAATAAATGAGGTGGTATAAATGGATAATACAGAAAAGGGGTCAGACCCTTCATCATTTTTATCTGAAGTCATTGAATGTGGTCAGCGAAAAGTACAAACACTTTATAGAGTCTCTTTAAAAGATATATGCGAAATCAACGAAATAGAAGTAGGAGACATCGTAACTATTTATATTAAAAAAACCAATTTAAAAAGTAAGAAACGTGTATAATTATGAATGTCCCGGTATCAACCTCTAAGAAAACAAAAATAACAAACCGCCGAAAACAAGTGGCTCAACTATACCTCAACAAAGTTGAACAAACCGACATAGCCGCTAAACTCGGCGTCACACAGGCAACAATATCAAATGATATAAAAGCTCTCAATAAAGAATGGCTTGAATCTGCGGTAAGCGATATATGCCAAATCAAAGCCCGCGAACTTGCAGAGTTGGACTTCATGGAATTAGACGCTGCATCAATATTCCAGAAATTGAAAAAGGAAGGGGATTACGCAAAGGCCCTCAGGTATGCCGATCTAAGGTTAGGAATAAAAGACAGACGCGCGAGGTTGTTAGGGCTGAACGAGGCAGATAAGTTCCAGTTGGATGGAAATATGAAATTCTCTAAAATCAAAGACCCTTCCGAAATGACAGACGAAGAACTCGAAAAAGCAATTGAAGATGATAGAAGAAAGCTTATCGAAGCTGGACTTATACCAGACGTTACAAAGGTATAAGCAAAACGAAAGAGAAAACCAAATACGGAAAGCGAGAACGAACATTCTCGATTTTACTCGTCATACTATGCCAGAGTTCCGGGTAAGCTGGCATCATAAGTTAGTTGCTTCTAAATTAGATCAATTTGTTAAAGGGGATATAAAAAGGCTTATTATTTCAATGCCCCCTCGACATACTAAATCTGAATTCGTATCTCGTCGCCTGCCCGCTTATATTTTTGGACTAAATCCAGACGCTAAGATTATATCTTGCTCTTACGCGGCTGACCTCGCTAGTGCCATGAACAGGGACGTT